GGCCGGCACGGTGTTCCCGCTGATCCGTTGGTGTAACCCCGGCAACTCGCGGGAAAAGCGGGCGGAGCATTTCAACCGCCAGAAGAAATACGGCGTGGAGAAACGCTCGCAGGCGGGCATAGGCCGCTGGTGGGCCCGTCTGGAAGCGAACCGTCCGAAGGAAGAGAAAGTATATGACGAGTACAACGACACCTATAAGGTGAAGAGCTATACCTACGACGAGCTGGTGGCCGACGACATTCGCTCCATCGACGAGTATAACAACCAGCTACACCCGAATCAGAAGCGATACCCCGGCATGACCCGCTGGGACGTATTCTGCAAAATGCAGAACCCGAACCTCCGCCCGTGGGACAAGGCCGTGCTTTACCGGTATATCGGCTTCCACACGAACACGACCATACGGAACAACAGCTATTTCAAGGTACAATACAAGGATTTCCGCCTTCCCGACCCGGAAGTCATCGCCCGGCTCGAACCCCGTAACTACAAGGTTGAAGCCTATTATTTGCCCGACAGCGACGGAAACATCGACGAGGTGTATATCTACCAGAACGGACGGTATCTCGCCGCCTGCAAGCCCGCACCGCGTTATAACGAGAATACCGTCGAGCAGACAGCGGCCGACCGCGAGGCTTATACCGAACAGGCAAAATATGTAGCCAAGTTCGACAAGATGATCAAGGAGGGCAAAATCAAGCCGTTGGGAATCCTGAGCAAAGAGGCCTCGAAAACGGTATCCACCGTAAAAGCCGAGGCGGTGGAGACGCAGCCCGCCGACGATACGGAAGACTATTCGGCATATCTCAATG